GCCGATGACGACAGTTTCGACCTGGACCTTCGCATCGAGCGGATCGCCAATCCGTTCAGCGTCTATGGCGATCCCTTATCGACGGCCAGCGACTCCTCGGACTGGAACCAGTGTTTTGTCACCGAGGTGCTGTCGCTCGACGCCTTTCACGCCAAGTTCAAAGGCGCGGAGCCTGTCAACTGGTCCGGCAGCGGCTATGAGAAGCTGGCGGCGCCGTGGAGCCAGGACAAGAGCGTGCTGGTGGCGGAATGGTGGCGGCGCGAGCGGGTGAAGCGCAGCATTGTCGCCTTGTCGGACGGCACGGTGCTGGAGGCGGAGGTTTATGCCCGGCAGAAGCCGGTGCTGGACGCGCAAGGCGTGACGGTACTGGGCGAGCGGCAAAGCCATTCGCACAAGGTGACGCAGACGGTTCTGACCGGCGCGGAAGTGCTGGAGAAGAATGACTGGGCGGGGAAGTATATTCCCATCGTGCCGGTCTATGGCGAGGAAGTGAATGTCGAGGGCAAGCGCTATTTCCGCAGCCTGATCCGTGAGGCCAAGGACGCGCAGCGGATGCTGAATTACTGGCGCACGGCGTCCACCGAGCTGACGGCGCTGGCGCCCAGGGTGCCGTTCATCGGCCGCAAGGGCACGTTCAAGAGCGATGTGCGCAAATGGACGACGGTGAACAGCCAGAACCATGCCTTTATCGAATATGACGGGGATGCCCCGCCGATGCGCCAGCCGCTGGACAGCGGCAGCGCCATCGGGGCGATCCAGGAGGCGCTTAACGCCCAGGACGATATGAAGGCGATCCTGGGGATGTATGACGCCAGCCTGGGGGCGCAGGGCAATGAGACGTCGGGCCGGGCGATCATCGCGCGGCAGAAGGAGGGGGATACTTCCAACTTCCACTTCCTCGACAATCTGTCCCGCGCCATCGAGCATGGCGGGCGCATCCTGATCGACCTGATCCCCACGGTTTATTCCGGGGCGCGGATGATCCGGGTGCTGGGGCCGGACAGCAAGGCGGCGACGGTGCAGCTGGGCCAGGCGATGGCGGTGCGGGGACCGGACGGGCAGGCGGCGGCCGATCCCGCCACCGGACTGCCGGTGACGCGGGTCTGCGACCTGGCGCGGGGAAAATACGACCTGACGGTGGAGAGCGGGCCTTCCTATGCCAGCCGCAGGCAGGAAAGCGCCGATCAGATATTGCGGATGATCCAGGCCTATCCGCCGGCGGCGCCGATATTGGGCGATCTGCTGGCCAAGAATCTGGACTGGCCGGATGCCGAGGAAGTGGCGCGGCGGCTTCACACCTTGCTGCCGGCGCAATTGCAGGAGCCGGCGGGTGGTGCTGCAGCGCCGGTGAACCCGTTGCAGCATCCGGTGGTGCGCCAGGCGGCGCAGCAGGCGGTGGCGACGATTGATGGCTTGCAGCAGAAGGCGGCGGTGCTGGGCCAGCAGTTGAATGCCTTGCAGCAGGACCGGACGATTGAGAGCCGCAAGGTGGAGATTGACGCGTTCAAGGCTCAGACCGAGCGGCTGAAGGCGGTGGGTGAGCGGATTGGGAAGGTCTGATGGGCGCCAAGACGCCGGTATTCGAAGATGACAACGAAGCCGATGCGGAACTGGCGCGCAGGCAAGCGAGCCGGAATTTTTGGAATCCTCCCGCGGTTACCGGTCCGCCGCCTCCTCTGCCGCCGGAATATCAGCCGGAAGATGCTTACGGTGCGTTTCTCAGAGCGGCGGCGAATTACGCGACATTCAACACCGCCGACGGGTTGGCTGCCATCGGCGACGCGACTATTCCGCTTGACGTGGGTGCGTCCAGCGCGCCGGGCTGGGCACAAAGAGTGCGGGAGAACCAAGACAGGCAGTATCGAACGTCGATTGCGGACCAGCACTATCATCCTGTCGCGACCTTGGCCGGCCAGACATTTGGCATGCTGGTCGACCCGGCCAGGGCACTGCTTCCAAGGCCGACAAGCCTGGCGGAAGCCGCGGCGCGCAATGCGGCGCTGGTGGCCACGAGGTAATTTGGCTCAAACGCGCGTTTGCAGAATGAGGACAGAGACGATGGCGTGGACGCCGCGGCAGGGCGAGGCGGATTGACGGGTGCCTTGTTTTACCTGCTGCGGCGGGGCCGCTAATGCACGACGATATACACCGCGACGACAAAGATCAGCACTAAGAGGTAGAGCCGCAAAGGCAGCCGTTGCGCCCATTTCGGGAGCCGCTTTGTCCAATCGGGCGTGCTTCGCGGCGGACCTGAAGCTCCCCCTAAAGCATCGAGCAGATCATTCCACATATCTGGATTATAGGTTTTTCAGTGTTTTGGGGCAATGTCTTCTCACATTGGGAGCGGGCGCGGTTGGGCCCCGGGTTCGCTGTCCTAATCTGAGATCGCGGATGAAATATTCAGGACTGAAATCCGGGATGCGTCGAATTTGCGGCGGGCATGATCGTACCGCAGGATTCCCACATCGGTTCAAATTCCTCGGGAGAACTGACAAGCAGTCACTACCCCATGGGCAATATCGCGGGAAAATTCCGAAATTCCCTCACTAGCCTGAGCGGTTTGGGAATTGGGTCCCTGGGCTATGCCGAGGGCCGGCCTAGCTGCTTGCTTGGCCTGCAAAAATCTCAGATCGCCAATTGGCCGCGTGTGACGCCGCGCGGCTGAGGTCCTTCGCGCGTCTTTAACCCAAAGGAACAAGCATGACCATCGAGAACGGGGCCGAAGAGGCCGCGAACGATATCGCCTTGCCGGACGATCAGGCCGAACAGGCCGCCGAGACGCCGCAGGAGGTGGAAGTCGAATATGAAGGCAAGACCTATTGCCTGCCGGCGGAGCTGAAGGATGCGCTGTTGCGGCAGGCCGACTATACCCGCAAGACGCAGGACGTGGCACAGGCGCGCAAGGCGCTGGATGCCGAGCGCCAGGCGCATCATAACGGCGCCGCCTTGACGCGGGCGCATTTGACGGATGCGGCAAGGGTGGTATCGTTGAACGATCAGCTCGCGCATTTCGACCGGGTCGACTGGCGCACGCTGGAGAGCGAGGATCCAGCCCGCGCCAAGGCGCTGTGGCAGAACCGCGAACAGATCAAAAATTTGCGGGACCACGCGGCCCGCGCCTGGACCGAAAAGGAACAGGAGCACGCCTCCCACTCGCAGCGGGCGACCGCCAGGCGGCTGGACGAGGTGATCGCGCACTTGCCGCGGCTTATCGCGGATTGGTCGCCGGAGCTTGACGTGAAGCTGGCGCAGTTTGGCACCGCCCATGGCTTGACCCGCGAGGAGATGGCCCAGGCGACACTCCAAAACCCCGCTTTCGTCAAGCTTCTGCACAAGGCGCACCAGTATGACGAAGCCGAGAAGAAGAAACAGACCCAGCAGACCTTCGAAGCCGCGCAGGCGGCCCGCCCGGTGACACGCGTCGGCGGGGGCGGGGGCACGGCATCGCGCCGGACCACCGATTCCAGCGGCGACGCGCTAAGCACCGATGAGTGGGTCAAGCGCGAGCGCGACCGGCTGCGCAAGCGCTAAGGCGCACAACCCAACTTTTAAGGACCCCCAATGGCCAATACATTGCTTACTTCAACGCAGGTGACCCGCAAGGCCCTGATGATTTTGCACCAGAAGCTGAACTTCATCGGCTCGATCAACCGCGGCTATGACGACAGTTTCGCCAAGGACGGCGCCAAGATCGGCGATACGCTGAAGATCCGCGTTCCCAACCAGTATCCCGTGCGTACCGGCGCCACGATGGGAACCAGCCCGGCCACGGACACGACGGAAAACACGGTCAGCCTGCAGGTTGCCACCCAGAAAGGCGTGGACGTGAATTTCTCGTCCAACGAGCTGACGCTGAGCCTGGACGATTTTTCGGACCGCGTGCTGGAGCCGGCCATGTCGGCGCTCGCCGCCAATATCGAAGCCGACGCCATGAGCATGTACAAGGATGTCTACCAGCAAGTCTCGAACGCCACCTTCAAGATCGATTTCAACAAGGTGTTGCAGGGGCGCAAGAAGCTGGTGGACAGCCTGGCGCCGCTCAATGATCGGACCTGCAACCTGAACACCCAGGACAATCTGGACCTGGTCGATGCCCTGAAAGGCCTGTTCCAGGATTCGCCCACGATCGCCAAGCAGTATCGCGAAGGCTATATGGGCCGCACGGCGGGCTTCGATTTCATGGAAAACACCCTATGGCCCAGCCAGCCCCGCGGCGATGCGGCGACTTATGTCTGCAACACTTCGACCGGCATTACATCGGGCACCGCGACCATCACGGTTTCGGGTGGCAGCGGCACGTTCAAGAAAGGCGATGTCTTCACCATTGTCGGCGTCAATTCCGTTCATCCGGAATCGAAGGTCGATACCGGGCAGCTGCAGCAGTTTGTCGTGACCGCCGACAGCACCACGGCGGTGGCGGTTTCCCCCACGCCGATCAGCACGGTGGGCGCAACGCAGAACATCGTCATCAATTCCGCCGGCGCATCCAAGACCGTGACGGTGGCGGGCAATGTCTCCACCAACTACGGCATCTCGATGGCCTATCAGAAGGGCGCTTTTGCCTTTGCCACGGCGGATCTCGTTCTGCCGCGCGGCGTGGATTTCGCGGCGCGCGAAGTTCTTGACGGCATTTCGATGCGCATCGTGCGCCAGTACGATATCACGAACGACAAGTTCCCCTGCCGCATCGATGTGTTGTACGGCTACAAGACCGTCCGGCCGCAATTGGCGTGCCGGTTGGCGAACAACTAAGCGTGGCGGCGCCGGTGGCAGCACCGGCGCCGTTGCCCCTTTTCGCCCAATCTTGATGCATGAATTTGCGTGAGTAGCAGTTTGAAGGAGGACGCATGGCGCTCGATGGCAGCTATGGCGGACTGAAGGCCAGTATCGCCGATTTCCTGAATCGTACCGATCTGACATCGGCGATTCCGGATTTCATCACCCTGGCGGAAGCCCAGATGACGCGCCGCTTTGTGGGCCGCGCGGGGCAGGGGATGGCGGTCCCGCGCCGCCTGATTCAACGATCGGATGCAGCCATTGCGGCGGGGGCGGAGTTTATTGCCCTTCCCGATGATTTTCATGGGCCGATCGAGTTGGTGCTACAGGGCAATCCGGAGGCCGTTCTGGATTATCTGGATCCCGCGACGTTCCAACAATGGAAAGCGGCGGGGAGTCTCACCGGCCAGCCCCCAGTCTATTATACGGTGGTGGGCGGGGAATTTCAGTTCTATCCCGTGGCGGACAGAGCTTATGGAGCGGAGCTGACCTATATCAAACGCTTTCCCGCTTTGTCGGCCGTCAATTTGTCGAACTGGATCCTGGCTGATTATCCCGATGCTTATCTGTACGGCGCATTGGTTCAGTCGGCGCCTTATCTGAAGGATGACGGTCGCGCCACGACCTGGGGCACGCTGTTCACGGCGGCGCTGGACGATATCTGCAATGCCGACCCGATGCCCGGCGACCGTTCCACGCTTCGTACGGAGTTTCCCCAGCTGCGGCGTTGGGGCGTGCGCGGACGCTACGATGTGACCAATGATAGTTTTTAACCTCAACAAATAGGAGTCTTTAATGGCGAATTATGTTGTTTCAAATCTGATGGCGGGCACCCAGCAGAATCTTGCCTCGGGCGGAAAGACCCTGATCGAGGCCCACGCCGTTACCGCTGGCCGACGGTATGGGCTGTACGAATTCGAATTCGGCATCGATGGCCAGCCCAACAACACCGATTGTTCCATCGACTGGATTGTGGGTCGTACCACAGGTGCCGGCACAGGCACCGCGGCGACCCTCCTGCCACTCGATCCGGCGGATACCGCCACGGCGTCCACAGTGGCGAACGTCAACCACACGGCCGAGCCGACCTACACGGCGGCCAATACCGTTTGGTCGATCGGCGCAAATCAGCGCGCTTCCTATCGTTGGATTGCCAAGGACGACAAGTCATTCCTCTGGGTGGCGGCGACAAACCTGGCAGGTCTGGCGCTTTATGCGAAGTCAGTGACCTACGCTTCGACCGCCATGGGCACTTTCTATATCCAGGAGCAATGATGCGGAATGCGCAAGGATGCGCGACAATCAGCGGTCCCCTCGGTGTGGTGGAGGAAATCGACACCTTCACTTGCTGTCATTGCAACAGTATCGTGCATGTCCGCGTGGGCGTGAAGCCGGACGAGCTCGGTTCGTGGTGCACGCTTTGCGGTAAGATGCATTGCGCCAGGCAGGAATGCCAAACCTGCGTTCCCTTCGAAAGAAAGATGGAGCGTATGGAGGCGCAGTGTCGTGCAAGGCGGTCTTACGGCTAGTGCCGGTAGATGCTCGGCGGCCTATCTAGGAACGTGAGCACTACTATAGAGACCATCCATGATATCACGATGAGGCCTAGCGCAATCGGGCCTAATGTGATCCAGAACGCAAGTGCTACTATCGCTCGCACTGGAGATTTCCAATGCTCGGCTACGGCGAAGGATCCACCAATCGCACCGCCGAACAGATAACCGACAAGCATTGCCCAGTTCATGTGCTGACCTTGGTTGCGGAGCCCGAAACGCAACATGTGAGTCTCTTGAATATGAACCTGACAAATAGTCAGGCAATCGAAAACCGCTTGGTTGGCTAATATACGCAATTTCGATGCCACGGTTGATGCGATGGCTCCGCATCCTCGTTACGGAGTGATTAAGTGTCGTTTGCCCTTGTAGCTCATGTAAAAACGCAAGGTTTAACTAGCGGAACTACGTCGGCTGTCGACACAAGTGGTGCATCGCTTCTCGTCGCCGCAATACACGATTTCAATGCCAACGGAGACACGATTTCCGATAATAAGGGCAACACATGGATCGCCACGCCCAGCCCGCCTTTGGGTTGGAACAATTCGGGGACCGCCGACAGCGCAGAAGTAAAAGTCTATTACGCGAAAAACCCGACGGTTGGTACGGGGCACACCTTTTCTTTTGGCGGTAATGCTTGCACTCTGAATATTGCGGCTTTTAGTGGAGCGGATACCACAGCGCCATATGATACAGGCGCCATCGGTGGCGGTCGGAGCGGCCCTGGAAGTGGTAGCGCGCAAGCGACCTCTATTACTCCTAGTCAAGTAAACTCTCTCATTGTCACCGCTTGTACACCATCCGATAGTTCAACGGGCGCGCCGACCGTAGATAGTGGTTATACAATCACCGACAGTTCTGCCTATTCGATCGGCGTCGCTGAGGGCGGCGGAATGGCCTACCTCATCCAGGGAGCCGCAGCCGCGACACAGCCTAAATGGTCGTGGCTGACCAATTTGCAGGGCGGCTCCTGTACTACTGTTGCTTTCAAGCCTGCGGCTGGTGGAGG